ACAAAAACAGAAAATGAAACAAATGAACCTTATGGATCTTGCTTTGAAACAATAAAAGAAAATAATGGATATACTTTCTCTGTATCATATACCACAGAGAACAAGTGCAAAGATGGATATTGGATTGAAACTGAAGGAGATTTAAAAATTTATGACCATTTATTGAAACCATCTCTTCCAGTAAAAGAAGGTATTCGTTTGATTGAACCAGAACAAATGAATTTCTCGGAGTTTGATTCTTTGAAACTTTCAATTGGGGATTTTTATAAAGGTGGAATATTTGTAGGAATGTATAATATGGGTTCTCCTATTTCTTCTGTTTCTTCAAATCTCTATGTAAATAGATCTGAAAAAATATCACAATCAAAAACTATAAAATCAACTTCAAATGGTCCTGGAACCAAAATTAATCAAAAATGGGCACTATTAATAGAACCTCAATTATATACAACAACATTTGTTGAATTAAATGAAACATTAAATGTTTCATCCACACAGACATCAATCTATGACGGATTTTATAATTGTTATGGTGATAATGTTTCTTTTTATGGAATTAAAACACTATTAACAAATAGTATAACTGGTAAAAATAGAAAAGGTTTTATGGATTTTTACATTCCGTCTATTTTTGAATTAGAATTTTTTGCAAATCAATATCTTCAAAATAAAATACTAAGAGATATTATTATTACATCAAAATTACCTTGTATGACTTCAACTCTAAGAACAAATAGTTTAATTTATTCTCAATATTTAAATTATTCAAATATAACAGAATATGGTACAGAAATTATTGCTGGAATAAATCAAAGACTTTCTTTGCTTTTCTTTAGAAAAATTATCTTGACATAAATACTGAAGGAGTTATATTATGGGGTGTAATTGTAGGAAAAATAATATGAGCGAAAACAATAAACAAAGTGAAATAGAATTTCGAAAAGAACAAGTTAAACCACAAGAAAATACCATAAGCAATAAAATTGGAATGATACAAAGTTTTGCTACGGCTATTGCTTCCCGTGGTTTTAAAAATGAAAAAGTAAATAAACCAATAAAACAACTCAGAGTTTTAAGTTGTTTTGGAAATCAAGCACAAGGTGGTCCACTTCCTCCATGCGAACACTTGAAGGAAAGCACTACACCGGGTAAACATTATTGCGGTGGATGTGGTTGCGGTGACAAAAAAGGCACTTGGTTAGTTGCTGAGGGTGATGAGTACAGTAAACTAGACTACCCAAAACTTAATTGTCCATTGCAAATGCCAGGATTCTTGAATTATAAACCATCTACACCGGATGAAGCAGTTTCACCCATAACAAGAAGATATTATATCGAAAATGTTTCATATAAAGATCTAGAACAGGTTCCTGTTACTACACACGACCCGCCGGCGCCTCCTCCAAAACCTGAACAACAAAAACCGGCATAATTCAATAAAATCTCCTTATAAATAAGTAAGGAGATTTTTAAATGGGACTACTTTCATCGAAGGAAGATTTAATAGATTATGCCTTAAGAGCATTAGGTCATCCCGTAGTTAAAATAAATGTCGATTATCAGCAATGTGAAGATAGAGTTGATGAAGCACTTCAATTCTTTGCCGAAAGACATTTTGATGGAGTAGAACGGGCATATTTTAAATATCAATTAACTCAAACTGACATAGACCGCGGATATATTGAAACCGGAGATATCGGTCCAACAAATGGACCGGGGGGAGATGGTCCTACAGGAAATGATATACTAAGCGTTGTTAAAGTATTTCAATTCGGAAATCTTACTAGCGTGGACATGTTTGATATTCGTTATCAACTTGCGTTAACTGACTACTTTGGAATTAATCGTGGTTTAGGAGGAAGTCCCTCTCTTGGTTTAGCATCTTATGATTCTGCCAAAAGATATATTAAATTAATTCAAGATTTTTTCCAACCAGAAAAAAGTATTACATTTAGTAAAGTAACAAACCGATTACACATTATTGGTACAAAGGCAGATTTGCGTGTAGGACAATACATGGTAATTGAAGCCTTTGTTCTTTTAGACCCGGATAAATATACTGAAATTTATAACGACCGTCTATTAAGAAAATACATAATAGCACTCATTAAAAGACAATGGGGAGCAAATATGGCAAAATATGACGGCGTTCAGCTCCCTGGCGGTATCACGCTCAAGGGAGCAGCAATATATCAAGAAGCGCAAGCAGAGATTCAAGCAATTGAAATGGAACTCTTGACTTCTTATGAATTGCCTATAGATTTTATGGTAGGATAATATGGCAGTAAATCCCTTTTTTAAAGATTATAAAGGTGAGCAAGATTTAGTCGATGAATTGACTATAGAGACTATACAAGCTACCGGAAGGGATATGCTGTATATACCAAGAGAGTTTGTAAATTTAGATGAATTATTTGGAGAAGATGTTCAAAATAAATTTAAAAATGCATACTCAATTGAAATGTATATCAAAAATATTTATGACTTTGACGGTCAAAATGATGTAGTTAGTAAGTTTGGTATTAACATTACAAATAGAATAACCCTTGTAGTATCAAAAACAAGATTTAAACAAGAGGTCACAAGAAGACATGCAAATATACTTTTTCCGAGGAGCGGAGATTTAATTTATTTTCCTTTATCTGATTCGCTATTTGAAATAAATGAAGTAGATGCAAAAGATCCATTTTATCAATTTGGAAAACTAACAACATTTACTTTATTCTGTGAGTTGTTTACTTATAACAACGAAACAATTGATACGGGTTGGCCTGGGTTGGATAGAATTGAAACAGATAGAAAACAATACGCAATTAAAATGTTGGTTGGAATCACAGCACAAGATTCAAATTATAAAACATATAAACTGGGAGAAAATGCCTATCAAGTTGCTGGAATATCAGGAGCAACAGGACAATTTAATAATGCAACCGCGTATGGTGTTGTTCTTGATTATGTTCTAGGGACAACTTATAACACATTGTATCTTGGAAATGTTGAGGGAACCTTTAATACAGGAACAAATGAAACTATTATTGGTCAAACAACAAATGCAGTGCATTCTATTATAAACACAAGCATTTCTAATGTGGTTCTTGAAATAGATCCGCAAACGGGTGCAACTGCAAGTAAAGATAATGATTTAATACAAAAATCATCTCTTTCTATATTTGATTTTACAGAAACAGATCCATTCTCAGAAGGTAAATACTAATGTTTGGAATAGAAAGTAGTTATTATAATCAATCTATAAGAAAGTTGGTTATTGCTTTTGGTTCGTTGTTTAATCAACTTTATATTTGTAAATTTGATCAAAATGATGTTGTATTAGAAAAAACTAGAGTTCCAATTACATATGGTCCAAAAGAAAAATTTGTCAGAAAATTAAAAGAAGACAGTCAAATTACAGATAATCATAGTGTACAAATAACACTTCCTCGTTTGGGATTTGATATTACAAGTATGATTTATGATCCTTTAAGAAAAATAAATAAATTACAAAGATCAACAAAAGTGCAGAATAGTATTGAATACGGTACATGGTCAGGAGTACCATACACCATAAATTTTGGTTTATATGTTTTTACTAGAAACATAACAGATAATTTACAAATAATTGAACAAATTCTTCCACAATTTTCTCCAGATTTTCCTGTTACTTTAAATTTTAATATACTCTCGGAAAAAGTTGATGTTCCAATAATATTAAATTCAGTAAATACTACAGAAGATTATGAAGGAGATTACTCCACTAGAAGATTGATTACAACGGTATTTGATTTTAGTGCAAAGTTTTACATATACGGTCAAATAAAAGAAAAAATGCCCGGAAAAAGTATAGAAACTGTTGATATAGATTTCTTTGATTTATTTAAAGGATCTACCGCAAGTACAAGTAACTTTGTTAGCAGTTTTGGTTGGACAGGTGATTCAACAACAGGAAGTGCAACTTCAACAAATGGAAACAATTCAGTATGAGGTGAAAAATGTCCAATGAAAATATATCAAAAGCATTAGAAATAGATTATGAATCAAAACCAAAAGAAATAGTTGTAGATAAAAAACAACTTGAAGAAATTAAAAAACAACAAAGAGAAACTTTATTAAATACAGACTTTAATACTGCTCGTGATAATTTAAAAGATTTAATAAATACTGGTTTTGATGCTGTAGACGGAATAATGAAAGTTGCTACTGCGGGAGATCATCCAAGAGCATACGAAGTTGCTGCACTACTTATGAAAACTGTTAGTGAAATGAATAAAGATTTGATTGATATTCATAAACAGACAAATGAAGCAGAAAAACAAAATGTTACTGTAAACAATACAACTAACAATTCAATATATGTTGGATCTACTACAGATTTACAAAATTTGTTAAATCAGTCTCGAAGTCAATTTAAATCTTCAGATGAAATAGTAGATGCGGAGGAAGACGATGCCGAGTAAATATAATAAAAAGGGTTATCTTGGCAACAAAAATTTAAAACCAGTTGGTGTTAATATTGATTTCACCAAAGAGCAAATTGAGGAATATTTAAAATGTGCAAATGATCCTTTGTATTTTTCTAAAAAATATATTAAAGTTGTATCTCTAGATAAAGGTGTAGTTCCATTTGTTCCTTATGATTATCAGGAAAAAATAATTGATACGGTATCAAAAAACAGATATGTAATTTGTAAATTGCCTAGACAGTCAGGTAAGACTACCACAGTTGGTCCTGGTCATTTACTAAGAGAAGCATTATTTAAACAAAATATGAATATTGCCATTCTTGCAAACAAACAAACTGCTGCAAGAGAAGTTTTAAATAGAATTAAAATGGCATATGAATACCTTCCTATTTGGATGCAACAAGGTGTAAAGGAGTGGAATAAAAATTCAATTGAATTAGAGAACGGATCTAAAATTATTGCAGCAGCAACAAGTTCAAGTGCAATTCGTGGTGGATCATTTAATATAATTTTATTGGACGAGTTCGCCCATGTGCCCACAAGCGTATCCGAAGAATTTTTTAGTTCCGTTTATCCGACAGTCAGCGCAGGAAAAACAACACAAGTTATAATCATTTCAACACCAAATGGTTTGAATATGTTTTATCAATTTTGGAAAGGTGCTATTAATAAACAAAACGAATATGTTCCAATTGAAGTACATTGGAGTCAAGTACCAGAATACCCCGGTGGTCCTCTCCGAAATGAAGAGTGGAAAAAAAGAACAATTCAAAATACATCAGAGCGGCAGTTTTTACAAGAATTTGAATGTGATTTCGTTGGGTCTAGCAATACTTTAATTGCTTCATCTAAATTAAATACTTTATTGTATAGACCACCATTAATAAGGAATAAAGACGGATTTTGGATCTATGAAGAACCAATAAAAATGA